GATGCACCAGAAACAAACACATTTACTTCATTTACTTCACTAACCAAAACCAAAGTAAAAAATTGGGTACTAAATAAACTTGATAAAACAGAAGCCGAATTAAAAACTCAGCTCTCTGACCAAATAACAAAACAAAAAACACCAGAAATGATTTCTAAAACAGCACCATGGGAGTAATAAATGACTGAAAAAGTTGAATTAACAGTTGATTTAGTAAATGGTATTCTCGGTTATCTTGAACAGAAACCATTTAAAGAGTCCGCACCTTTCATTAACCGTATTGCACAAGAAGTTAATGATAAACCTAAAGTTCAGACAGAAGAACTTGTAAAGAAAGAACTCCTAACTGAATAATAATAAATAAAGTCATAGAGTTTTTTAACAAAAGGAAAATACTATGGCTTTACCAACTACACGCCAAGGCTTCATTGATTACTGTCTTCGCTCTTTAGGGGCTCCTGTTCTATCAATTAACGTTGATGATGAACAGATAGAAGATAGAGTCGATGAAGCCTTGCAGTATTATAGAGATTATCATTTTGATGGAACTCAAAATACTTATTTAAAACATCAAGTTACTTCTGCAGATATTACAAATAGATATATTTCTATTCCAGAAAATATAAGTGGTATTACACGAATATTCAATATTGGTGAAGGATTAAACACTTCAAGTCTTTTTAATATTCGATATCAAATTCATTTAAATGATCTATTTGACTTTTCTTCAGCAACCATTGCTCCTTATGTTATGACACTAACACATATCGCAATGTTGCAACAGGTTTTCACAGGATTAAAACCTATTCGATTTAATAGACATACTGATAAACTTTACATTGATATGGATTGGGATGCTGATATTCAAGCTGGCCAATATCTAGTGATAGACTGTTATCAAGTAGTAGAACCAGAAATCTATACGGATGTATGGTCTGATAGATGGTTATTACGATATGCAACTGCTCTTATTAAAAGACAATGGGGAACTAATCTAAGTAAGTTTGCAGGTATTCAATTACCTGGTGGAATACAATTAGATGGTACTCGAATTCTCAATGAAGCTATTGAAGAAATCAACAAACTAGAAGATGAAATGTTAAACTCATATTCTCTTCCCGTCTTTGATATGATCGGCCCGTAATACATCTATCAACAAAACATAAATAAGACATAAAGATGTTTTAATAACCACTACATACGTAGTGTACAACAAAAAAATGCAGCTGTCAAGAGAAAAATATGCCGACAAATAAGTATTTTAACAATTTTTCATATGGGAGAGAACAAGACCTAGTTGAAGATTTGATCATTGAATCAATTCAACAGTATGGTCATAATGTTCGTTATATTCCAAGAACAATTGTGGCTAGAGACAATCTTTATTTAGAAGACTCATTATCTACGTTTAATGCTGCAGCTGAAGTTGAAGTATATATTAAAAATGTTGAAGGATTTGAAGGTGAAGGTGATTTATTAAGTAAGTTTGGTTTACAAATTAAAGACCAAATTACATTTACTATGTCTAGAAAACGATTTGACCAAATAAAAACAGAAAAACTATTGACAGAAGTTGGCAGAAATCTAGTATACGAAACTGCTAATACTAATAGCCCATCACGACAATTCTTAACCGGTTCAGCCGAAACAGAAGCAATTGTCCTAGAAACAGCAACAGCAGATGGCTATGCAATAACTAATAATAGACCTCAAGAAGGTGATCTTATTTATTTTCCATTAGTTGAAAATTTATTTGAAATTAAATTCGTAGAGCATGAGAGTATTTTTTATCAGACTGGTCGATTACAGACATATGATTTACGTTGTGAAATATTTGAATATAGTTCTGAACGTATTAATACTGGTAATACAGCAATTGATTCTATTGAAGATGAATATACATTGGATGCACTATATTGGCAAGTCACATTGGAAAGCAATACAGGATCAACATTACTTGAAGATGGTGATAATCTATTACAAGAATATAGTTTAAATACAACAGATAGTCAAGCAAACAATGCCCTATTTAGAAACGAAATTCTTACCGGTGATATTTTAGATTTTACTGAAACTAATCCGTGGGGAGATGAAGTCTAATGTTTGGATATTTTTCACATGGATTAATACGAAAATACATCATAGTCTTTGGATCATTATTTGATGATATCACTATTCAACGATATGATAATTCAGGCAATCATATCCAAACTCTTCCAGTTCCATTAGCTTATGGTCCTAAACAGAAATTTTTAGTTCGATTAGCGGCTGATCCTGATTTTGAAAAGAAAATTGGTATTTCATTGCCACGAATGGGATTTGAGATTCAAGGAATTTCATATGATCCTAGTCGCAAATTAAATACTATTCAGAAGAATAGTAAAGTATCAGGAACAGATAATACAGTATTGAAGACACAATATGTTCCTGTACCTTACAATTTTGATATTCAATTATCAATATTTGTAAAGAATGCAGATGATGGAACTCAAATAATTGAACAGATATTACCTTATTTTAGACCAGAATGGGGAACAACTATTAATGTAATTCCAGAAATGGGATTATCGATGGATGTACCTATTATTTTAACTGGATTGAATATTGAAGATAATTATGAAGGAGATTTTGACACTCGAAGAGCATTGGTTTGGAATTTGAATTTTACTATGAAAGCTTATTTGTATGGACCTACTTCAACATCTGGTGTTATTACTAGAACACAAATTGATTTCCATGCAAATACTCACCCATTGACACCACGTTCAAGTAGGGTTGTATTAGTACCAGGTTTATTAGCTAATGGTTCACCTACAACCAATAGTGCAGCTTCGATTAACAGAAATCTAATTAAAGTAACCGACGATTATGGATTTGCATCAAATACTTTCTTTTATACCGATGGACTATCATATAATCTAAAAACAGGAGTTGACGAGTGACTTTTAATAAACGCATGAGTGATACCCTGGGAATTCCAATAGAAGCAGAATTTGTAGAAAAAACTCAACAAAATCAATTAGTTACAACCGATGAATTGGATCCAATTGTTGTTAATGAGGATGCCAATGTAGATGCTGACTATGCATATGCTAGGAAGAACTTGCGTGATCTTATAGAACGCGGTATGAGTGACTTAGAAGAGATAGCAAGTATTGCACGTAGTAGTGAAAATCCTAGAGCATTTGAAGTAATGAATGGTATTTTAAAAACGGTAATGGATGCAAACAAAGACTTATTAGAACTTGCAAAAAGTAAAAAGGATTTGAAACAAACTAATATACCGAACACCACAAAGACTGTGAATAATAATTTAATAGTTGCACCTACTTCAAAAATTCAACAAATAATAGAAGACTTAGAGAATAATGAATCCGATTGATAGAGGATATCTTGGTAATACACAATTAAAACGTAAAGATACACCAATTGAATGGACCGAAGAATTAATTCAAGAATTCATTCGTTGTAAAAAAGATCCAATTTATTTTGCTGAAAAGTATATTAAAGTTGTTCATGTAGATCATGGATTTATTAATATCGAACTTTATGATTATCAAAAAGAGATCATAGAGAAAATAAATTTAAATCGAAGACTAGTTGTAGGAACTAGTCGTCAGGCAGGTAAAACCACAACCGCTGTAATTATTATTTTACATTATATAATATTCAATTCACATAAAACGGTAGCATTATTAGCAAACAAAGGTGAAGCTGCACGTGAAATTCTAGATCGAATTCAGTTAGCATATCAAGCATTACCTAAATGGTTGCAACATGGAGTTGTAGAATGGAACAAAGGTTCTGTCGAATTTGATAATGGTTGCAAAGTTATAGCAGCTGCTACATCATCCGATAACATTCGTGGTAAATCAGTATCTCTATTATACATTGATGAAACAGCATTCGTTGAGAATTGGGATGAATTCTTCAAATCCGTTTTTCCTACTATCACTTCTGGTAAGACAACTAAAATTCTATTCACTTCAACTCCTAATGGATTGAATCATTTTTATAAAACATTCATGGGTGCAAAAGAAGGCACTAATGGATATGCATGGGTTGAAGTGCCTTGGTGGAGAGTTCCAGGTCGAGATGAAGCTTGGAAACAAGAAACATTAGCTGGGCTAGACTTTGATTTACAAAAATTTGCACAAGAATTTGAAATGGAATTTCAAGGAAGTTCTGGTACTCTAATATCAGGTGCAACACTAAAACGATTGAAACATAAAATACCTATTAAAGATTCCGATGATTTAAAAGTATTTGAAGATCGTATAAAGAATAAAACTTATGTTTGTATAGTTGATGTATCTAGAGGTAAAGGGTTAGATTATTCTGCATTTCATATAGTTGATGTGACACAGATGCCATATAATCAAGTTGCTTGTTTTAGATCAAACTTAATATCACCAAGTGAATATGCACAGAAATTATTTGAAACATGTAAACATTATAATGATTGTGCAGTATTAGTTGAAATCAATGATATTGGTGGTCAAGTTGCTGATTTATTACATGATGACTATGAATATGAAAATGTTCTTTATACTGAAACAGCAGGTCGATTAGGAAAACGAATCTCTGCTGGATTTGGTTCTAATGTAGATAGAGGAATTAGAACTACTATAACTGTAAAAAATGTAGGCTGTTCAATTCTTAAACTATTAATTGAACAAGATAAATTAACCATTAATGATTTTGATACCATTTCCGAACTATCTACTTTTTCTAGAAAAGGTAAATCTTATGAAGCCGAAAGTGGTCATAATGATGATTTAGTTATGGGTTTAGTTTTATTTGCTTGGTTATCAGATCAAAAGTATTTTAGAGAATTGACTGATATTAATACATTAAAAATGTTAAGAGAACGATCTGAAGAACAGATTATGGAAGAATTAATGCCTTTTGGTTTCTTCCATGATGGTGTAGAGGAAGTAATTGCACAAGATAATATTGTAGATCATTATGCAATTAGAGATTTTATGGAATGAGATTATTAAGCCCATGGGTTTTCTAATTTAGCAATCTTTTTTGCTTCTCGCATCTTTTGTTTTGTTTTCTCACTATGTTTTTTCCCTTTATGTGCCAATGACATACGTCGTCTAGTCTCAGCAGACTTCTGTTTGCCGAGTTTAGCTTGTCTCATCTTCTCTTTTGTTTCGTCCGATAACTTCCATTTTCTCATAGAAGTATTTATTAATTGATTGAAAAATAGATAAAAACTAAATAGAAAGAGAATTTCTCAAATAAAGGGAGTATAGAAGAAATGCCTTTTCAAATTTCAGCAGGTGTAAATGTAAGTGAAATTGATCTAACAACTGTAGTACCTGCAATTCAGACTACTGGTGCTGGTATGGCAGGACATTTCCGTTGGGGTCCTGTAAATCAACGTGTGTTAATTACTAATGAAACTGATTTAGTAAACAATTTCAATAAGCCAAACTCAAATACTGCGGATGATTTTTTCACTGCAGCTAATTTCCTTTCATATTCAAATGCATTACAAACCGTTCGTGTAATAAAGATTGGTTCTAATACATCTGATACTACAGCTGCTCGTAATGCTATTGCGGCATCAGCAAATACTCTCAATACTGTTATTAAAAATGATGATGATTATGAAGATAATTATTCATCCGGTATTAGTGGTGTAGGTGACTGGGTAGCTAAGTATCCAGGAGAACTAGGAAACTCATTGAAAGTATCTGTTTGTGCATCCGCACAGGCATGGTCTAA